GTCTTTGGTCGCGGTCAGGCACTGGGGAGTGTCCAGCGTATCGAAACCTCGGCGGGATATCTTCTGCACCCGCGCCCCGTCGAACAGCCACAATCCGTCAGCCTCCAGCATCAGCACACCATCGTCTGTGGTGGTCATTATCCCGGTCTTTGAGCCCGTATCGGTTCTGATCTCCCGTATGTCCGGCAGTCCGTCGGTGAAGGCGTCTATCCAGACGCGATCCTGAGAGGTGATGAAAAGATACCTGTCGAGTTGGGCCATACCGGTGATGGTCGCAGGTAGACGGTTCCAGCCCAGTTCGTTGTAATATTCTATACCGTCCAGGAGGGAGTTGTAATAGCGATCCGGGTTGTCCCTGTCGTTCAGGAATAGCCGCTGTCCGAGGGGGGCCGCAAAAGACGCGGCCGGGGGGTTAACGTGATCATTTGCCCCGTGGATTAATACAGCCCCGAGGTCAAGATCGTCGGCCCCGAAGAAACACCCGTAATTGTCGCCGTCGTTTTCGTGTTGAAAATAAAAAGACGCATCGACGCCACTTATGTAGAGAAGCCCCTCGTCGCCGTATGTGAACTCGCGCTCAAGATATGCGTCTGTACCGTTTTGTTTGGTGCGGTAGATCCGCACTCCAGGCGAGAAGTCGGTTCCGATAGTCCCGGTTATCGGAAAGTTCTGCACTCCACTCTGCACCCAGCCGATGCTGCCATAAAGTTTAGTGTCTTGGCCAAAGTAAACGACATCGTTCGCCGTCATCGTTATCTCTTCGGCGTCCCATGCGTCTGCGCTCGGGTCAGAAATCGGACGCCAGCCGTGTGCGCCCGCAGTACCGAGGCGCAGGCCCCTTGGCTGGGACTCTAGCACCCTGCCGCCAGACATTTCCACAGTAAGAGTGTAGTACCATTTATAAGCCCCATCTAGCCCCGCGTATCTCTTATATGTTCCGGTAAGCGTTCCGGCGCCTTCTGCCGTGTAATAGGTCGTGTCTTCGTTGATAGAAAAATGATCGGCATCAACGTATGTCGCCTTAAATTTGCGCCCGTTCAACTCGGTCATCGTTGTCAAACTGTCTATGTAGATCCAGTCCCCAGTTGCAAGTTCATGGGCGACACACTTCACAACTCCCGGATCGGCAGAGGTGACGCTATCTATGTTGGTCCCGAAAACAGAGGGCTGTGACTTCTGCAAGAACAGCCGGTCTACATCGTCGGGTTGCCATGTGCCCTGTTGTCTGACATGATCCCCATCCCAGATGTAGTTCACGGCCGCACCCAAGATCAAAAACGCATCGTCTATAGCGATGATCTTCATGTCAGATCCAGCGGTGATGGTCCCGACGTTGTTCCCATTGTCGTAAACCGTATCACCGTCCATCCATACCAGATGGTCTTCTCCGCCCATCTCTCCGGCAGCGAAGCAGGAGATATCGCTATAGCCGGTATACAGCCGCTCTGGCCCCCGCGCTGTCCGCCATGCGCCCTCTTTGTCCGTCCACCCGTTTTCAGACACCTGCAACTCGTGGGGCGCAATCTTGTGCGGGGCGGTCCCCACGTTGAGCCCGGTGATTACGTCTGTGCCTAATGTCGTCTTAGCCATTTCTTACGGCTCCGGTATCGTGTCTGGTAGGTTGCTCCAGAAATTCCGTGTGAACTCTTGACCGCCTTCTCCGAATACCCAGTCCTTGGGCAGGCGGCTGGCCGTCCGCATCTGCAATCGGTCGAGTAGCTTATCGTACAGCCCCCGGTAGTAGGCCGAAGTCTCCAGGTTTTGCCTTCTGGTTTCGGCCATGAACGCCTCGGCCAGCATGTACCACAGGACGCCGTAGATCGCCCACTGTGGGACTTGTAGTTTGTCGGTGTCTGCTGAGTCGGATACTTGCTCCGGGACGCCGTAGCAGTACGTCCGTAGCTCGTAGATGCCGTTAGGCTCAGGGTACAAGGCTATCTTGGCCAAATCTCCGGTGCCGCCTATGAACCCATCGAGGTAATAGAACCTCGGGATTTGCGAACGGGTTTCCCAATTCTGGCCCAGATTTGTGACATCGGCTTCGGTGGTGGCCCTGATAGCCTCGCCATCTATCTCTACGCGCCACACCCCGTAGGGGGCCGAACCAGAGCTTCCTATGGTATACACCCTTTGCCCATTGGCTGTGTTTTGCTCTTGGATCAAATCTGTGTACTGCGCGTGCTGCCCCATTTCCCATAACGCTCCATTCGCCCAAGCGAGAGCCTGGGTGGAGTTAAAGAATATCTGGGACGTTTCAGAGTCCTGAACCGCCGGCCAGAAGAAGTCTTTTATGTCTTGCCAGGTTTCCATCAGACTCCGTAAGTCGGTTCGTCGTACCTATGGCTGAACCTGCCGCGCACGATGTCGCAGCCGCTTTCAAACTGTGCGAGGTATCCTGCCGCCATATTCGGGTTGGCTACTGCGTTGAGGTGTGAAAGGACGTAGGGAACTATACACATCCTCTGGACATCTTCTGATATCGGCGTGGTGGTTGTCCCACACACAAATCCCGTGACCCGTAGCGAAAGGTCTGTGGCGTCTGTGACCGGCCGCCAGACCAGGATACGCGATCCGTCTGCCGCGTCGGTTGACGTTTCCGGGATGCCGGGGGCGCTGAGTAGAGAATAGAACTCCGACTCAGCGCCCGTGCTGTCCCACCATTTACGCGACATTTTATCAAGGTCGCTCAAGGTGGCGCAGGTTAGGTGGCCCTTCCGGTTGCTACCGTCGAACCACTCGACTTGGGTTATCTCTATGAACGGTTCAGCGAGGTCGTAGACAAGGGTATCGTTGGCTAATGCCACGGACTCGGTTCCAACGACGAGACTGCACGCTTCGGCAGCCTCATGGAACCCAGCCATGATGAGTTCTTCGACATACGAATCCGAAAAGGCATTATTGCTACCGATTCTACCCGGCAACAAGTTCTGCAATTTCGCCTTCGTCCCTGCTACGACCGCACTCATTTATCGCTCCTAGACTATCTGGATCAGGGGCGAGATGTACGCCGCCGTAATGGTGGTGCTCGTCTGCGCCTGAAGCGTAACCCCGATGAACGCCCCGGCCTGAACGCCGATATCGGTACCGACCGTAACGCCAGCGGCGTCAGAGTTGGCATCCACATACAGTAGGTCGCCGTCGTCGATGTCCGCTGCGGTACACGTCAGGAAGTTACAGAAACCCCGGACGATGACATTGCCCCACGCCGAGGCCGCGAAGTCTTCTGCGGCAACGCCTATGGGGGTCATAACATTGGTACACTTGATAATGGTGTACCCGGTGGCCCCGCTCAAGGCAACGACATCGCCCTTGGCAATAGTCGCAGCAGTGGCTTTAAGGCTTCTAATAACGGTCGCCGGATTGGGATTGCCCGGTCCGGTTGCGATTTGCTGACTCATTTCATCACCTCCTAAGTAACGATTTCGGAAACGTCGATGTCCGTAAGGACGCCGAGCTTGCGACGGTTAGAGCAGACAAGCTGGCCGTAGAACAGCCATTTGCCTACAGATGCGTCCTGGTTGGTCGGGCTCTGGAAGCCCTGCGGGGCAAAGTCCATGCCCGGCATACACACCATGTCCAGGAACTTAGTATTGACCATGAAACATGATCCGGTAGCCCCGTCGTAGGACGCATGGTCCCAGTTGTACGTGGCGTCCATGTCTCCGACGTGCTGATCCCAGATTATCTTCGCGCCCTTGAACTTGATCGCCTCGAACCCGACGCTCGCTTTGTCGGTGTACGAGTAGCGAACCTTAACGTCCATGTGCGCCTCATAGCCCCTGAAGGTTCCAGGGTCCATGATGATAAGGTCAGGCGCTCCGCCCATGCCGTAGGAACACGACATATACAGGTTACGCAGTTCGTCAGCAAACATTGTCCCGGTAGTAGCCACAGAGTCTAGGGTCTGGTTCTGCCACCAAGTTTCGGCGCTCTCGTCGATTCCGCCCACGTCAATCGTCCCCGTGACAGGGTTGAGTTGAATATAGTGGGTCAGGGGTATGATGTTCTTGCCGCCGTTGCCGGTAGCCGTGGTAAGGGTTTCGCAATCGAACAGGTGTTCGTTCAGAGTTTCAGCCTTGCTCATGGTCAACTGTTTGACCTTTTCGCGCAAGAGCTTCTGAATCTGAGGTTTGCCTTTGTTCTGGGCCTTGCTAAGGCCATCAATCGAGACAGTACCGGCGTACTGGCACCAATCGTAGAACGCAGGCGCGAACCCGTCCTGCGGAGCCGTATCGAGCAACCCGTAGCGAGAGTAAGACTTGAAAGTCTCGTTCTTGCCATACATCAGGTTGACCTGAATCTTAGCACCGCCCTGCGAGTACGTCTTCAACTTCCCACCGCTCAATTCCTTGATTGTCTGGTTGGACTTGAAGATGCCGTCGTTGATGACGCCCGACTTATGATAGTTGTCCGCAGTCATAGTCAGTAAAGCGTCATAGTTAATAGTTCTGGTTTGTCCGGCCATTAGATGTCACCTCCATCTGTAATTCGGCGGCTGTGGGCCGCCTTATTCTTCTAAGGCCAACTTCTCCGCATATTCATACTTCTCGTCCTCGTCTGCAAACGTCCTTCTGAAAACGTCTTCCGGCGCTCCACTGGCGTTTGTTATCCGAGGCGTAGCTTGCTTTGAAGCGGCCATTTGTTTCTTGGTTTTTGCTTCAGCCTTCTGGGCCTGTGCTCGTTGCGTCTGGCTGGACTGCGCCTTCTGCATAACGCGATCTGCTAGTTCAAAAGCAGCCTCGCGCGGCATTTCGGCGTAAGCCCGTTGCCAGAACGGGTTGGTTTCAAGAGATTCCTTCATCATCAGCGCATGTTGGTCCGTAAACCCCGGCAAAGCCATGAGTTCGGATTGCAACGTAGCGACTGCTGTTTGAGCCTCAAGCTGTTGAACCCTTTCCGCTGGTGCAAACTGACCAGAACTCTTCAGTTCTTCAAGCAGGGCCTTGCGGTTCTGCTCGCCGTACCATTGGTTCTGTTTTGTCACCGCAGCGTTCCATTGTTCCTGGGTAATATCGTCCCCAGTAGGCAGCGGCGGCGGTCCTTCTTCGGCTTCGGCTTGACCTTCACCCGAGAGCTTCAGCGTCAGCTTTGCGCTGAGTTCTTGCGTCCTCTTCAGCTCCGCATCAACCGCTCTCATCTTCGCGTGAAAGCCTTTTTGCATGGCCGACAGAGTAGGCTTCAGTTCTTCCGGCAGGGTTTCGGGGTTTCCGTCCCATGCTGGTTTAGATTCTGCGACCTCTTCTTCGACCGGAGGCTCTGGATCGGCTTGGTCATCTTCGGCTTGCGGGGGGCTTTCGGCCTCCGGTTCCTCAATGACTTCCTCTTCCGTCGTCTCATCTTCCACAGTGGAGTCTAATTCCTCTATGGCATTTGATTCGGCGGCGTCATACGCACTTTCCTCATCGGGTTCAGCGCCAAACTCACTATCTCCCTGTTCGGGGTTGACAGCTTCGTTCTCGCCTCCCTCTTCGGACTTGGTGTCTTCGACGCTCATCGTGATCTCCTTAAATGTCAGGCACTTCTGGCAAGGGCGCTTTGTCGAATATCTCGTCTATCGCCCTTTCTCTGCGCCTTTGTGTTGCCGCCTTGGTTTTCTTGTGGATCTCTTTGGCGGCTTGCCGATCTCCACGTTCTGTATGTTTCAGAACATACACCTGTTCGTCCCGGAACTTTCGCATCTCCGGGTCCGGTGAGTAATCTCTAAGCCCCTGCTTGGCCATCTCGTTTTTGCGGTGCTGCTTGCTGGTGATCTGGCACTCAAGGTTCTCGTCGTAGTAGTTGTAGTTGCACCCGCCAGCCACCGTGTCCCCCTGAATCTGTGGGATGTCCGACATATAGTGCCTGTGGCTCTTGCGGGTGAGCCCGTGCCCACATTCGGGACATTCGACAACAAGCAGGGTGTCGTCAACGCCCATGAAGTGTTCATTCACAATCCCACAGTCGGGACACATTAGGGAGTAAAGTGGCATCTAACTCGCCTGCTTCATGGAGCGGGTCTGTGTGCCTGCTCCGGTTTGGGAAACTGCTTGGGCCTCGTCTTTGGGTGCGCCGGCCTCCGGTGCCGTAGGCTGGGCCTGCGCCTGCAACATGGCTATCTGCATCTGCGCGGCCTCTACAAGGGCCTTGATGAAGTTCTCGTCCTTGATCCCTACGTCTTCGAGGATTCCACGGGCCAGAACCTCGTTGGAGGCAAGGAACGGGGTCTGACCTAGAGTGACCCACATCTGCTGTTTCATCGCCGCCGTTTGAGCGGTGTCTACCGGCTTCATTTCCTGGATGTCGATGTCTATATCGAAGTCTCCGGCGATCATGTCTGCATCTACCAGGGCGGTAAATAACTGACCCTCTACGTCAGATATCTGGACAGCCCTTTCGACAGTCATGTTCGCGTCTATGGAGTCGTTCAGTTTCTTGAACAGCACAATCAAGAAGTTCTTCATCTTGACACATTCGTAGGTATTCCTCGCGCTTTCGCCTGCGGCGAGGTTGTTCGACTGAGTGGCGGTTCCGGCAGAGGCCTTCCCTCGGGACTCTGGGGAACCCGCCATCTCATCAAAGTCCATATTTGCGGAGTTTGAGGCTTGATAGATCGACGGGTTCACCGGAGGCGGCTGGAACATCTCTACAGTCGGTGCGCTGTAATTCTGCCTAGGCTTCAGGCGCTCGACAATTTGCATGTCCCGGTCTGAAGTCAGCTTCTTCATGTTGTTCGTATCAAAAGTGCCTGGATCTATAATAGGCTTGCGGATTGAGTTCCTGCCCCCGATTTGCTCCAGCCTGCGGTTGTTGTTGTACCACTGGTTGATCGGCACAAGGTCAGAGAGCTTCGGATGTGGGTAAAACTGTCCGGGCTTTTCCTGGTAGCGCAAGAAGGCCAAGGGGGAATGGGTTATCCCTAAGGGAGTCGTTTCGTCTCTGAGGTATTCGCCGTATCCGTCGGCCAGCACGAAGTAGCGGTTCTTCACGAAATCGTAGACATGGAACAGGCGGACTAGCTTCAGCTTGTCTTCGTCGTTCTCGTCTTCCATCCATGTTTCGTATTTTTCTAAATCCTCTTCTTCTCCGTCGTAGTCTCCTGTAGCTTCAAGATCCTTGGTGTTCTTGAATAGAGGATCGGCCTTGACCTCTTTAAGGTGCCTGACCTGCTCTATAGCTACCCAGCGGTGCTGCATGAAGTCGTTTTCACCGTCGGGATCTATGATGACGTTCTTGTACGGCACCCAGTCTATGAACCACTCTTCCCAGACAGGGACTTGAGCCTTGGGTATCAGCCTGCCCGTGCGGTCGTCTTTGGCCGGGAGTCCCGTTACGGGATTGGCCACATAGGCGGAGGTGTCCAGAGAGCCGTCTGGGTTGATAGAGAAGAACTGTTCGCCTTCTTCTTCTGGGGCTGTCTCAAATTCAGGACGGTAGCCCACATTGCCGATGCCGTAGGCTATACAAGCGGCCATGTCGCTACGATCTATAAAGTCAGACAAACCGAACAATGGCTGAGAAATGATGTCGTTAAATAAGTTTTCCCTGGCCTTGACCGGTATAATGGCCCGCGTTACAACCTGTCCCATCTGGTCCATCTGCGGCGTTCCGTCTGGGCCTACGACAGGCACTTGCACCGGTTCGTAACCGGCGGGGTTGCGCGGCGTGAACTTGGCGCGGGGGTCTTTGAAAGCTACCGAAGCCCGGTGGGTACTGATATAGCTACGGCACTTGTTTACTGTGACTTGATCTCCGTCACCGTAGTCTTTGTCCCAATGCTTCCCATTGGCAAAGTTCTCATTGATCTTCCATTGCTTCAGTTCTGGCTTGCGCTTTTTTATGCCCCGGTCTATCTGGACCATCCACCAGCGGACGCCTTTATCGGCATCTCCACCAAGGCTTTTGACCTCCTGGCCAATCATCAGTCACCAACCTTCTTAAATTTGACGCTCATCCTGATACTGCACCTCGGGCAAATGGCCTTGAAGTACATCACAGAGGGGCCTTCTGTGGCTACGGCTCCGCACTTGCCGCAGGTATATGTGGTGTAATACTCAACGGGCGTTTTCTTCGGAGCCGTTTCCTCGGCCTTCTTTTCCGCCTTTTTCTCCACCTTCTTGGTGGCTTTATTTTTAGATGTTGACTTGAATACCATAGCTGGGCCTCTTTCTTTCTGCGTAGTTTTCCTCGGCTTGTTTTATCAGGTCGTCCATATAGATGCCTTCAGGGCGTTCTCCGGCCTTTACTTCAAACAGGCGCGGCTGTGTGTCCAGAACGTAGCAGGTAGCGTCCCATGCGTGGTTGTCCTTATCGACAATCTTGTTCGGGTTGTTCTTGCGCTGGGCGACTATCTCTGAAACGTGCTTCTGCCACTTCAGACCCATGACCTCGCGCTGGAGATTCGGGCAGCCATCGGTTATGAACGCCTTCGGAGCGAGTGGATCTTCCCAGTAGGTAGATGAAAACTTCATGGCCATTGGGACATCCTGCCCGCGCCTGCCGGGCCTCATGTTCACCCCAAGCTCAAAGAACTGCTCGCCTATGGTCTTGTTTCCGTCGGCAGACATCTGGTCCTTGGTACCCATGATCTTTGGATCGCAGTAGATATCCTGCAAGCGACTCCAATAAGGGCACTTCTTCATCTTCTCTACAAACTCTGTAGCGTTCATGCACGGTTCGTACAATTCCCACAAAGCGTACAAATATCCGCGATAGTCTATGCCCCAGACCTCAAACGCACTGGGAGAGTCCATGCCGTGGTCGTAGCCTGCGACAAAGTTGAACCTGCTTATAGCCTCTTTCTTGTCGATCTCGGGGGCGAAAATCGGATGGGATCTCGACGTGATAAACGGGAACACCGGATCGCCGCCTCCGGCGTTGTAGTCGATATCCATTTCCGTCTTCCAGCCAGAAGAGTCCATGCCGCCTACATACCTTCTAGCGGCCTTCTTGGCCCACTCGGCTCCATCGCGCTCGGGGTCTTTAGCGGGATCAGAGGTGTAATGGGTTTCAAGAACCTGCACTCCTGACGGGGTGCGCCACGCCCTCATCCCTTTAGGCCACTGAAGTCCAAGAAGCCCCAGGGCTTTTTGAATGATTTCCGGTACGTGATGAACCGGCTCTTGTCCGTCTGGAGCTTCAAGGACCATCTGGTTGAACGCCGAGCCTGCGTTGACCGATGACAGGGCGATCATCTTGCCCCCGGCAGCGGCGGCGGCAGCGGCCACCCTGGCCTTGCCGTACTCTTCCTGATACGCCGCTTCGTCGAAAATCCCCAGAGAGATAGTATACTGCCTGACTTGGTGCGCTCCCTGGGGAATAGCGTGGATTTTGGAACCGTGCCAAGGAACTGTGACATCATCGCTGGGGTGTTCTTCTGAGTAGATCAACTGGCCCAGCATGTTCCCTTTGCCGGAGGTTATGTTGGGATCTTTTAAGAAGCTAGGCAGATGCTGTTCTATGAAGTCCATCCGCCCGCCTGAAGGATTCTTCGACCCTTCAGAAACCATAGCGAAAGCATCTGCTTCCTTCTTGGTCTGGTAGATTATCTCGCGGTATGGTGCGGTTCTAGCCATCCAGCAGGCAAAGGTGGTAGCAAACCACGACATTCTGATCTGCCTGGATTTCGGCAGGGCCAGATCGTCAAAGGCAAGCATGAACAGGAATACTATGATTGCGTAGACTGGATCATCTTCCAACAGGAACTTTACAGGGTTTTCCTTGTCGTGGCTGTCTTTGGTCTTGATGTATTGCAGAAAGTCCCACAAGCC